CCAACATAGTTACGTCCTACTAACGATAAGCCGGTGCTATTATCAAGTGCCCCGTCTGGCAAATTTAGTAAAATGTCGCCGTTTGTTTTATTAATAACGTATGCCATGTTCGATCCTTATGAAATGCTACTTAGGTTTGTTAGAGTCTGAATACGAACAGTATAATCAATTTGAATCAGTCGGTTTAAACTTTTTTGCACCGGGTGAAAAACTACATGGGTAAGCAGTTTACCCGTTGATTCTAACCCAGTTGTGCCGTCAGTACTACGAGCACGCAACCCTAATTCATCAAACACATAATCACCGTTTAAGTCTTGTACATTGTCAAATGCACTTTGATCGCTAGGCTCGCCATAGTCTAATAGGCATGTTACTAGTATATCAGTATATGGCTGCCCGGGTGTGTGCCGAATTTCCATTTTGTTACGAGTTGCATCTAAGTTGTTTACATCAGTATTGTCAACGACTTTGCTATATGTTGGATTATATAAACTACTGTTCTGCGCATTAGTGTTTGCAGGATTGTACGTAATTACCCCTGTTGCATTAACAGTAGTTCCGCCGTTACCAAAGTGCATTTCATAAATGTAACCTTGACCTTTGTTTGCCAAGTTGTATGCTAGCGCCTCACTTATATTTTCGTAGTGAATTGCATTTCGTTTGTTTACATACACTTCCTGGGTTTCGGGATTAAAAATTTTAATGTGCCCTTGAATATGAAACCCGCCGTTTTCATCCGGCTTTTTTTGCATTTGTTCGTTCATGTTTGGTTTATCCTGCATAGCATTATCGTTATTCATAGCATTATTTATCACGGATTATATGCTGGCTTATTAGATAAAAAGCGAGCTTGGTCAGTCACTGGGGCTAAACCGCTTGAAATGCTAATTGAGTAATCAAACGGTGCATCGCCGTTTGGATAGGCTGCATTTGCAGCAAATCCGTATCCAGGTGCTTCATAGTCAAAATCGCCCACTTCAACAAAGCCAAACTCAGTTAGCGAATTTAACCAATCGATACTATCGGATCCCTGAGGTAGTTTTTGTAACTTACTTACATCATCTACACGTGACCCAGCCGGTATAACTAATGCAGCGCCTGTTCCGATTGTACCGCGTGAAAGTCTAGAAATTGTGTTAGCAACAATATCACGCTCATAGTATGTTATCATCTCTCCGTTAACGTAGACTATACCAGGGTTAGCCCTGCTAGCATCTGGTGCCGGTAGTACCGATGCATCTGACACATGCATAACTGTGTCAGACAATAGCAAGTCTTGTGTTAGCACCGTTGAACTCTCAGCTGAGATTCTGTAGTACTGTCTAGTAGATGGGTTAGTAAACGCTCGTGGTGTGTTTTCGTAGTTAATTGCAGACCACAGTTCGGTCTGGCTCAATACTGTACTTCCAAAAACTTCATCTACAGTAGTTAGCACCTGTTGCCAAATCGATGTTTGGTAATACAGAACTGCGCCAATATCTGTCCATCCATCATCAATGCTAACATAGCGGAAATACGAACTGTCTGCGGTTACATAGTAAATATCGCCAGTGTTTAAATGCTCGTCATTGTCTGCCGGTAATCCACTTGCATCACTGACTTCGTCTATATATCGGAATCCAGCTATTGCTTTATATAATCCGGTTCCGAATACAGCGTGGTCGCCGCGACGGTAGCTAGTCTTTTCTGCCCAGGGCATAGATGTAGCTGCGAACCAATTCGCTTCTCCGTCCCAGTAGTAGTATGTTTGTTCGCTAGTAACAAAATACATGTCATTGAGTACGTTACTCGGGCTAATAACTAAATCAATCAAAGTAGCAACAGTACCTTTGTTATTAAACGATGCTTTGGCTTGCCACACTTTGTTATCATATGACACTAACTGCCCTTTAACATACGATGTTGACCCGTCCCATTCAGATGGCTCGCTCCATACTAAACGCCAATCTGGGCTACTAGCTGGGTCAACTACTACATCATGATTTGCAATGTTTGCTGTGCTCATGTAAAAATCACCGTTAAACTCAACAAAGCTGTTGGGTATATAAGCAAAGTCCGATATCCATTCAGTCGGAGTTACTAAGCTACTACTGTGTAGAGAATGCACAACTCGATAGCCAATTGGTGGTCCACTGACTACTTCGTTATTCTCATCAATTACCCTGGTCCATACTCCCATTACTAATGTGTCAAATGTAACTCCTGGTATCAACTCTTGTGGTCCATGGCTTACATTCGTGTCAACATACGGACCGCCATCAACATCAATGTCCTCTGGGCGAGTACCTATCGCTGTATCCAAGAATGTACCTTGGATGTACGAGTCGAGTAACAGCGATTCTAGACTTTCGTCTTCGTATCGTAATCCAGTTACTCTAACACCAGGGTACACTAGGCCGTCAACTAAGTTTTGCAACAACTCTTCGCCTGGTGTTCCGTCTGCACTAACATAATATGCAACTATACGGTCTAATGCGGTGCCTGCATCGTTACCAGTTAATTTAGTAAAATATCGATAATCAAATATAGGCGACGGAGTTAAATCAGCTGCTGCACGATATACAACATTGTTGTAATATACTAAGTCGCCTGTTACTACCGAAGTAGTTGCTTCCCATTTGACTAAATTGCTACGATATGCAACTCTGTCAAATTTAATAGTAGTTGCTATGCTTCTAATTTTTAAATTGCGTACTGTGGCACTAGCAGTAGCCCCAGTACCGTTACCGTTTAAAACCACATACGGAGTTGCAGTGTATGTATTTTGTCCTGCAGACTTAATTACAATACTTGTTACCTGGCCAGTTACTGGATTAATACGAGATTCTGCAACAACATTAGTTTCTACACCATTATGATCATACACAATAACTATCGGTGGAACCGTGTACCCTTTGCCAGGCTGCTCGACTTGGATACTTTCTAATGTTAATTCGTGGTTATCTACCCAGCTCTTATACTGTACTTGGCTTAACAATAGGTCGTCGTTAATACCTTCGCCACTTGGGCTACGGAATTCATTGATAGTCGACTCGTAGTACGCAGGCAAATCAAAGTCAGTGACATCTCCGTAATAGTTATCGTTACCAGCGTAGCTAATCAAGTACTCGCGTATTTTAGTTCTGTATGGTTTGACTTCGTTTATATAATCAATATAGTAGTCTTGGTTATCTTTGACAAAACTAGGGTATTGAGTTAACTCGCGTAATTGGTGTACTACGCTAACAAAACTAGTTTTAAAGATCCAATCGACATCGCGCTGAGTATATAAAATGTAGTCAATCATGTTGAAGAACAGTTTATTAAACTCTGCAGATAACTCCCCAATGTATATGTCGTTCTGGAGTGCTTCAAATATTTTGCGTAACTCAGTGCTTGGGTTTATGTCAAATCTCTCGTTATCAAAATTGTCAGTTCCGAAACCTAGTGTATAGTTGTTGTTATCATATAGTCTAGAGCTTAGTTGGATCGTGCCGTTGCCTAATCCAATTAGTTCTAAATCTAATAGATTGTTGTATTGCTTGGTCTTAAACAAAGTAAAGTTACCAATTTGGTTGTACTTTACTTTAATAATAGATCCCGCAGGAACCAATGATAAACGACCTACATCTTTGATATATTCCACTGAGTAGTCTGGACGAGTTTGCGCAGAGTATCCCGATGCAAACCAATCTACGTAATCCCAATACAAACTAGTTTTATACGTCTGAATACGCGATAATGCGAAGGTTTTTGCATCATTTAATGTCCAAATGCTCCACAAATTTTCATTGTTAGAGTCGCTCTTGACTAATACTGTATACCCTGGATCGATGTTATCTACGTTAATGTACGCTAGTTCGTCAACCATGTCAACTGCAAAATCGTACTCAGTTGATTTTGGTATTGGGTCAGCAGATAGCAGTCCCGTTAATACTCTTTGCTGACTAATAGGATAGTTAATTAAAACAGAGTTCACCGCTTTAACAAAGTTACGAATAGCTTCAGACCTATTTTTAATCATGGTCTGACGTGGGCGAATACTAATACCGTATCTATCCTGCTCGAGTAATCTAAGATCAGGAACAGCCCTACCACTTAAATCGGTGCCTGCTAAACTATCTATTAGCTTCGAGATAATCTTTGTAGGAATTGTGCTGGCTGGATTGCGTTCCTGTAACAGCTCGTATTCGCTGTGTATAATGTTACTATTTCTTAAGTTATCGTATCGCACTTGTAGGACCGAGTCACTACCGCTTAACAACTGATTAATAGAATGCAAACCAAGTGAGTTACGTGCAAGCAGTGTTGCGTACGGGATACCTTGGAGGTGCGGGTTTTCAATTATGTCTGCTAGTACAGAGATACTATGTGCCTTGCCTGCAATTGTTGATGTTGTTTTATTTTTAACCCAGAAGTAATACTTTTGATTTAGTATGCCTGTTGCGTTGTCTACTGTATTTTTAACTACATAAGAGCCGTTGCCCGAATATTTCGGTTCTCCGCTGCCAGTGTACTGCAATGGAGGAACATTACTCTCCACCCATTCACAAATTTCAACTTGACTTCCCGGGAACAGTTTGCCCCAGTTTTTCAGTCTATAAATTAAATTGCCTTGTTCGTAATCTACATACCTGACTAAACTTAAATCCCACCAAATAGTTCCAACGTGTTCGTCGCCCCAGCTGATAGTATCGATATTAATAGTGTTTGCGCCAGGGTTGTGTGTATAATACGCTGGGTCAAATGCTACTTTTAAATCAATATCTTGTTCAGCAATACCTAAAATCTTACCTTTAGCTGGGTCAATGTAATCTAAATTAGCTAGTACTGTGTTTGATTTCTTACTGTAAACTGTTAAGCGATTTACGGTATCAATGTCAACTGTTTCGCCTTGTGAGCGTATTAAGTTCCAGCTATTAGTTCCAGTCTGATTAGTATATAGCCAAGCCGTACCACCGTTATTAGTGATAGTATCGTCGCCGAAGTCGCCTATTAGCACTTTTCCTTTACGGATGTCAATCGCTGTGCCAAATTGTTGGAATAGTCTACCACTGATAACATCAAACTTTTGTACGTATATCAACTTACCTGGGTTAGATAAATTTGACTGTTCGTTCTCAAGTAACTCGTATGTGTAAACTTGACTACCAAATGTAATATCTTTAAATGTAGTACTACCGTTGTCTACTAGAGTAGTGTTGGCATCAATTATACAATCCAATCGGGTAGTTGTGTTTCCGTTCCCGATTAATAGTGTGTTGCTGTCGTTTGTTACACGGAGCGAGATGCCAAACAAATCATTGTTTGCACCCCCTGGTACTGTAATTTCCTGTGCTAACACATAGTTGCCAATATCCATTTGGGACAGCAGGTTATTACCTGCGCATGAAAGAAACAACTTACTACGGTTGACTTTACTTGTTGACTGAATAGTAATGTAACCCGATGAGTCCACGAAACTAGATATGCCTGGCAACTGCGCACTATTAATGTCGCTAGCAAGAGTGTTAACTGAATCACCTGTAGCAATTACTTGGAATCCGTTTATGTACAAATTTAAACCAGGTGTTAGAACCGGGTTAGCAACTTTACTTGTTACTGTTCCGTAGTACCTACTAGGCTTAATGTATCGGTAAACTTTACCAGATGCGTAGCTACTATTGCGATACCCAGGGGCAGATATAAAGATTGCTGCGGCGTGTTCATCTGTATCGATTACATAACCAAACATACCGTTTGGTACAATGTCCGATTCAGGTTGCGATATCTCATGCGTTAAATCAAACTCATCGCTAGACACTTTAATTCGTAATCCGCTAGTAAAGTTAACCGATGCTAAGTTATTAACGTTAATTGTAATATCGCGGGTAGCTTGATTGTATGAATATTCGAGTCCTTTAACTAATCTAACATCACCAATGAATATATCCGACACTGCAACGATATCTTCGCTATGTCTATATGTGGTTAAGTTAGCGTTGCTTTTTATTATCTCGGTGCGTCTATCAAACGAAAATACTCTACCTGCTCCTGCAATACCGCTTACTTCTGCCATTGGCGCTGTTACAAACAATTCGCTTCCGTCGACATCGGTTATTAGTTCTGCGCCGAATTGTGCGGTAGATTCTATACCCGGTACCAAAAGTGCACCAACTAGTGTGTAGTGGTCGCCTTGTTGAATTGTTATTTTAGATATCGTTAAAGGTACGGTACCGAGCACTGTAATTTCGTTAGCTAATTCATCAAATGTGTAATCGACTCCCGGCGTTAAAATTTGGGTTTCATCATACTTAACTACTATACTGTCTTCGCTATATGGCGTAAACGGTAAGGTGTATGTTTGTCCGGCGGTATAGTTAGTAACTGTAACTGAATCGGTAATGACGTCTGCTTCATCGTTTTTATGATACGAATATACTTTGTTAATGCCAGGTGCGCCAACGTGTATCCACTGCCCGTCTTCACTTATGTCAACACTTTGTCCGTACTTGCTGTCGATGCTCTCTCCAACTGGCAGTGATATAATTTGCACAGGCAATCCAGATGTGCCAACTCTAAAGTTATACACAAATGCTTTGTTATTCGCAGGTGCCGCAATTACTGCGGTATAATCGCTAATTGACAATGTGTCACCAAATCCAACAGTAGCTGGATCAATGTCGGGCGCCTGTAATTTTGTTGTTTGTACAAAGTTGCCTTCGGGTAACCATACAAACACATTTACTCGGCCGGCACCGGCTGCCGGTGCCGATACCAATGCTAGGTCTGAATTAATATTAAGTTTAACTTTTGCGCCGAATCCGTCTTCGCCGATGAAATCACTTGGCTGCGAAACCACTTCTTGTAGTACCGACCATGGGTTTGTTTTTTCATATACACCCCACTGCTCTTGGCTATTAATTTGGTCGACCCAAACTTTATCTCCGTTTTTCCATCCGCGCTTTGGTGCTACTAGATCAATATGCATAGGATCGTCTACTCGTAGGCTATCCATATGGAATACCATGCCGTTGTCAGCAATCGTTCTAGCTTCTTTTAAATAATCTGCATTTTGGTATAAGTCTACTAGCACTCGCATGCCAGTGTCGATTCCACCTTCACGAACTCTGTAAAAGCCATCGAATTTTGAATCAAATCCCTTAATACAGAAAATATCTCCAATGTCAAGATTATGAGGATTGCTAAATTCAACACTCATTACATTATCGATTTCGTAGTTAATCGCTACTACCGAAAATTCGGCATTTGTTATTCTGTATACGTTCCAATTTAAATCAAAATCTTTTGCAACCCATATTTTCCATCCGTCGGCTAACTGCTTTAAGTACGTGTTTAGCGCATTGTAATTCGTTAAATCAAATACTGTTGCATTGACGTCAGCTAAGTTAACGAATCCTGCCGTAGCAATATCCTTACTGTAATCAGAATCGTCACCGCGGGCAAAGAATAAGTCACGTTTAAACACCGACGATGTTGTTCGATACAAGTCAGACTTGTATACTGGAACAACACCCGGAGTAGGCAGTTCTAATCCGTCTAATAGGTTAAATGCACTTGGGTCATTTGTAAACTTAGTATCATCAAGCACTATCTCAATTTGAGCATCGCTTTCAAGCGCACCATATTCGCCCACACGTACTGCCCATTCTTCATACATTTCTATTTCACTAGATATGTTATTAAAATTCGCATTCGTTAAAGCAGTAACAGCATTCTTTGTGCCTTTTTCTTTAATAAACCCTTGATAGAACTTCATCTGGCTAGTGAAGTCTAAATTTAAATCATCTAAATACTTGCGTTTACGCAGTCCAATTAATGTGCCGCTGAACTCTTGCAACCTCTCGTCGACTGGGCCGTTTTCAACATCGTATATATGTTCAAACTGTTGAGCACTAAATGCTAAGTTTGGCAATAATCCAGTCTTGATGCTATACCGATCAATCTGCTGCCATTCTCTTAACTCAAATTCAGCCGTACCGATTAGCTTACGTAAACTTACATAATACTTTGTTTTGTATTCAATTATTTTACCCTTACGGTAATCAGTGTGCGGTTCCCATGAATCGATATCCGGGCTATTGTAAATAAAGCCAGCTGGGTTTAACTCACCAGCCCAGGCTGCTGTCTTATTACCAATTAACTTTAATCGGAACTGTCGATTACCTAACTCTGGCAAGTAGATAACATCGTTGAACACTGTGGTATTATCAAATACCATTACATGTTCCCATTGGACTAGTCTGCCTTCGAATAAGCAAATTGTTGCGCCATCCAATGTTTCAATCGAAAACTCGTTGTTCTGACGATTAATTGTAAACTCAGTGCTTTTAATTGTTTGGAAGTTTTGGTTTAGTACTTTACTACCGTTGGACACATTTGAAACATAGTCGACTGTAGCCCCAGGGGTTACTAAATTAATTCTATCAAACGCTGGGCTTAATATTAGTAAGCTGCCTGCTTGCCATCCTTGTGATTCCCATGCTAAGAATTCTTTAACACTTAGTTCCCAATTACGATCTTCATTTAGCTGTGGATCACGGGTGTTAAACATAAACCCTTGTCCTACTAAGAAGCGCCCGTAGCTAATTAAAAAGTCAGTTACTTGCTGGATGTTAGCAAACTCATGACCATACGGAACATGAATTTTACGTGGCTGATAATCGTGATAAACAACTACTCGGCTGTTAAGCAACGAAACTGTGTGGTTGTTGTTATTTGCTAAACTTGGAATGATAGTGAAGTACGGATTAGTTAAGTCGTAACCACCGATGGTGAAACCATTGTCGGACCTCTCAACAATAACTCCGCTATATACAACTTTCTTAATTGGTGTACTCTTATTCAGAATAATACGATAGTTTTCGTCTGGAATAATAATACTGTCGTTTGTACTAGTTGGGCTACTCTGCTCAGCTAATACATTAATATAATTTTTGCTAGTAAAGCCAGCAGCTTTGTAACTTAATTGAACCGAACAGTTGTCTAGCAGTTGACGCAATTCTGTTTGCGCATCAACTCCGCGATACTTCATGAATTCAACAATCCAGCTTAAGTACCCAGCAACAAAGTTAGTGGTGCCATCGGCGTTAACGCTGTTAGGAATCACTACATCAGTAGGACTAATTCTGCGCAACGTTTCGACATTCACTAATTGGTCAAGTTTTTCGCTATATCTGTAACGCTTAATGTTTAATAAACTGCCAAAGTAAAATGCAGGTTTTGCTAATGCAATTGCACGTTGAATTGCAAACGGATAATCGCTACTGCACACCCAGCTGTATTCTGCTGGGCCCATTGTGCCTACTTCATAGCTGGAGTTCAATATAGATGTATCTAGCCCTGCTGTCACAAACTCGTTCGGACTTTTTAGTTCGCCGTAATCGTTTACTGGTATAATCGAAGTTAACCCAGGTCTTGCATATAAAGAGTTAATGCCAGCAGTCGGACCGCTGTGGATATAACCCTTCTCTAAGTCTTCCCATAGTAATACGTTGCCGCCGGTATAAGGTGCAGCTCCGTACCTGTCTGCCCACCACGATGGTTCGCTACTAAATCCTAGCATCTCCCACGGATTTGTGTGAGGTCGACATGTATCAAATAAACTTAAATAGATTGCTCTCCAGCTACCCGGAAGTTTAGTACCATTGAGTTTGTTTATTTGATTTTTATAGTTCCAGGTCCATGGATTTGCTGATGTAAATCCAGTATGTGTACTGTAATCAACTTGGTTAAATCCAGCCCATTTTAAAAAGTTGCGATTTAATATTTGCTTCCATTCGGTGTCTGAATAACCAGTGCTCCTAAAGAAACCAGGCAATGTTTCGCGTAAGTCAAAAATATTACTTTCGTAATTTACTTTTATATTATTAAAAATTCTCTTTTCGAGTTCTAGTAACAACGTATCGCGGAAATCATTGAACGCTGGTGTAATACTGCCATCGTGCCCTTGTATTACATTTGTAGTAGTTACATAAGTAGCGTCAGCAAACAGCATCGGCTGAAATTTAGGATACAGCCCTAATTTACTTGGTGTTTCCGGTACATAACTTCCCCACGTATTATAATATTCAACTACACGGATAATATCATCCACTTGTAATGTTACTGCATCAGTTAATGTAACCGCAGTGCGGTCCTGAGGGAAATAATAATCTACATCTTTGATTAATTGAGTTTCGTTAATATAAACTAATATCGCAGTATTGCCCAATTCAGTATCGTTGAATACTGCTGGCAAATCAAACTGTTTACTATTAGGGTTAATTACTGTGTCTGCATATACTGCGCGGTTAGTGCCGTAAGGAACCATATCACTGTGATAAAACGGGAAACTGGCATCTTTGTTTGCGTTAATCTCAGTGATAATAGCGTCGACTAGTTCTGCAGGTGACGCCTGACTTGCGTCAGCAATTTTGCTTGCAAGTTCCAAGAACTTGTTTTTAAACTTACTATACTCACGGCTTGCTAAGTCTAAACTGTCAATCAATGATGTAGTATCGTTTGTTAAAAACAGATTGCTGTACAATACTGGGTACGCATGTTGTAAAATCGTACCAGTGTTACTTTTGTATTCAATATCGCGTTGTCTAGTAAACGATCCAACTGACTCGTGAATAATGTTACTGTGTTCTTCAAGTTGTATAAAGTGATCTTTAACTTGACCTAATGTTAAACTAGCTAGTTCCAAGTTTTCGCTGTTGAAATCTAAGTTTAACGGAATTTCGTAATAGCCCATGCTACTAATAGCAGTAGATGTGTAAATTAATATATCAACTTTCGCAAGAGGCGTTAGAACATCAGGATTAATAACCATGCAGGTTTTTGTTCCTACTTTTTCTAACCTAAAGTCTTCTCTCTTTAAGTACAAGTTGTTAACGTACACTTTTAAGTTAGGAGTAGTTGTTACAATGTCCGGTAAACAATCAATTTCAAAATAGTTTATACCGTCGGTGCCATACTGATGAGTAATTAATTGGAACTGCTTAGTGTCATCTACGTTCTTTGTCCAGATATTTTTATGTTGTAGAGACAAGTCCTGGTTAATCTGAAGAAGATAGCCGGACCTTACTTGTTTAGTGTCTACTTTAATCCCGTTAACAAACGTAAAGGTGTCAGTGTTAAATCTTGTTAAGAACTCAATGTCACCAACGCTGTTAAAGTTTTTATAAGTTAGTGGGAATCCTAGTACTGTATCGCGGGTGCCTGTACCGACTGCATATTCAAATATAGTTGTTCCGTTAAACGTACTATCTACATAAGTAGCGCGGTCACCAAAGCTAATACCATTTTCGTCTACTACATCAAATTTAGGAGCCTGGTTTACCCCAGACTTAGATTGCCCTTGGTACCAATTGGTTCCATTATACCAAAAATTCTCGCTTTGGTGTTGTCCACTTTTAACAATTACTGCATCTTGCGGCTGTACTAACCTGTCGGATGCTAGTTCCAGATGTATAGTATCTTGTCCTGCTATTTCAACTAACCTAATAGTATATACTCGTTTTCTAATTTCAGGATCGTCTTCATTTGCAAAGATGATTGTCTTACCGTCAATTAAATTAAACAATAACTCCCATAACCCACTAGTTGCTGGGTTTTGTTGGATATCTTCTAACGCTCGGTAAGCAATACCCGCGTAGTCTACTACAGTGTTAATTGTATAAGTGTCAGCTAACTCTGGATCGTACGAAACATAGTCAAACAATTTAAACCATAGTTCGTCTTCGTTTGCTTCACTTGGTGCAACGTCGGCATAGTTTAATGCTTGATATGCTGACCCGTTGAACGATACCTTCTCGTCTTTCAGGTACGGCCTAGATGAATCGTACGGTACTAACTGGAATAACTGGTTCCACACTGTTGAATCAGTTGGTAAACTCTGCACGTTCTTAGTTGCGCCGTAAACTTGATCCCCGACTATAACAACATCACCGTTAAGATACGGTGCAAGGGTGTTGTACACACTGCCGCTACGTTCAATGTCACTGAATGCATCAGTTACTGTAAAGTCTAAATAGTCAACTGGGTCTAATGCGCTGTGACCATAATTAAATAACTTAGTGCCTGCATTAAATTCAATAATTGGGCGAGTTGCACGTAATGTTTGGTCGGGTAAACTAGAATTCGTTGCTCGGAAATTTGCCAATGGTACTAGATTCATCTCAGCATCTAGCTGGAAAAACAACCCTTCAATATAGGCATAAAAAATTTGCCCAACTTGGTATTCAGTTTTCAATGACTCAATGGCAGTCAGACTACGAATAGTCGAAACAATAGCGCTATCAGTATACGGTACAAACTCGTTATTAAAATCCGGATCGTATGTGTATGTATAAATCAGTGAGTCTTTGTTGTAATTGGCTGTTTCTGTAATAATATCAACATGGAACCAGCGGTTACTACGTGTCCAGCCATTGAGGTCTATGCTAGCCCGATTCACAGTAAGGTAGTCAGGAGTGCTTAACCCGTTAATGGCGTACTCCTCGGGTGCTACTAGCGAACTAACTGGTATTAACGTTATGCTAGATCCTACTCCCTCAACATAATATTCATTATTTGCATACAATGCAGGGGTAACATACTCGTCAAAACATACCTTAAGACCATTGGTAAACACTACTCCGTTTGGACTAGTATAATTTACTTTATTAAGTATACTGCTAGTAACATCAATGCTAAAATTGTTTGCATCAATGATACGTATTTCACCAAAATATGCTGGGTTAACAGAATCTTGATAGTATATCACATCTAAATTGGAGGTAATAACTGGAACCGGATGGAACATATTATCGAAATCAAGGTAGTATTCCCTTGTGCCTGCGACAATACCGTTTCTTACATAGACTCGGTTATCAAATTGAACTTCAGTACTTGGTATTAGATTAATTATGTAATCGTCTGCTAGCCCTGAGTCTGGGTTAACATCAGTTGATGGCACTAATGTAATTCTCCAAATGTTCCTACGTTGTGCAGCAGGCACTACTTGATCTTTGACTGCCGCACCAAATCTAAGCATTGCAAAGAATTCGTTGTTAGACCAGTAAGATTCATCAAGCGAGTCGTCTGTTGTTGCAAAAATCATATTTCGATTATGCAAATCTGCGTAAGTCTTAGCGCCATCAATACCATTTGTAAATTTACGAAGGAACGCACTTAACGCACTTCCTTGAATTTCGCTATAGTGTATATCTACACTAGCAATGTCAATTTGGTCAACTACCGGCATTGAGCTGTAACGATTCTGTGCCGTTACTAGTGGCACTTTGAAGGTAACTGTACCAGCGTCAGTTCCATTGTTAGCAACACCAAATACTTCTCGTGTGCTAATATTTTGTTGCTGTGCTCGTTTACCCGATATACCCGGTTCAGTCTGTATCCAGAACTGATGTCCTGGCTCATTGATGTTAAAAGTATACGTACCGCCGCGAGCCATTACAAGAACAGGGTTACTCTCTGTTCCAGACTCGCTAAAGTTGTAGCCGCTTAATGTAATGTTACGAGTTACATCATAGTCATTATGTGTTGGTACATTGCCGCTAGAGACTGGCACACATGCTGGTCCGTTTTCTAACCAATAATAGTTCTTAAAGTTAATAAACTTATCATAATCAAACTGCCCATCGAAGCTATAGCTTTCGTTTTTAAACAACCTACTTTGGTTAGTAATATTACCACCATAGTACTGTATCTGTTGCAGTAGGTCTAGATACGAGCTGTAAAAATCAATTGAATCATTATCTTTATTATTAACAATAATACTAGGCTCAAGTTGATATTGCTGTCTAGGCTTACTTGGCTCAACAACATAGTTGTCGGTACTTTTATAAGTAGGACTAAACTTGCGCCCAATATACCCATCAACTCGCTTAAACTGCGGTTCATTGATTAGTTGGTCAAGTGTTGCATTTAGAAACTTAGCGTTAGTGTCAGTTCTAAAAATTTCTGGGAGGAAGTTAACTGTTTTGATGATTGCCATATGTCTTACTTACCTATTATACAGAAGTGGTTATTAAACCAGCCATGGTTTGGTTAATCTGTGACGCCGTAATTGAACTAATAATTTCAATGTCGTCAACTGTTGCACAACTAATTAAAATCTCGTCGGGCTCAGCATTAATCTGATATAAGCTACCAAATTGTGCAGAGCTATTGCCTGGGACAATGATAATGCTTGCTAGCTGAGGAGTTAGCTCAGCGTGCAAGTATGCACTTAGTTCACTGAAATAGAATGTTTCGCCAAAATCCCAATTGTTAATATCAAAGTATGCATTGATAGCGGCAACTACGCTAGTCTTAACATCGCTATCACTGATAATCATGTTAGGATTCTTAACTACTTTAAACTTAGCTTGAAGTGCGCTGTTGGCACGATTTCCAAAGATAGGTTTAAATGTTGCACCATTATATATAATGCTGTCGCTCATTGCTTTGTAATTTTCCAACTCGGCGAACTCCGATTTCAATTCCTCGTTTGTTGGAGTAACTGGTGCAGTCAGTGTATTGCTAGTGTCATTAATCCACGCAGCATAGTCTGTTGCATATCGTTTAGTTAAAATAAACAGATCCATAATATTGTTTGGACTCGGATCAATTCGTCTGCTATTTGGACTATTATGACGGTATTGGAAGTTAAGTTTGTCTCTGCCTATTCTGGCTCTATAGTCAGACGTTACGTTAATAACTTCTCTGTTGCTAGTTTGACCAGTGACTAGTTGATAAAACTGGTTATTAGAGTGCGAATAAAATAGTTGTCCAGTTGAATAGCTGTCGGCATTTAATCTAACGCTTTCTTCAGAGTCCAGTATTTCAACTGCTGAATAGTCGAGCGGTAGATATTCAATGAAACTTGAATCAGTCTGATTTTGTTTAAAAAATACAAATTTAGTAGTTGAGTTAACTGTTGAGTTAACAATTAAATCAAACAAGTCTGGGTTGTCTGGCACACCATCGCCATCGGAATCCGGAAACGTTACTAATATTTTTTTATTATCTTGGTAACCGTCGCTTTCAACAATGTTCTTATACACGCTCCATGCTAAATTTTGAGCTAGCGGGTATGCGCTATCTGCTTGGCTGTTAAATTTTAACACAGTAACAGTGTCAGTGATAGTAGTTCCGGTTTTGCTGTCAAATACTTTGGCTCTATTATCAAAATAGAATTTAGTTTCCGCTACACTTTCAAAATAATAGTCAAGGCCTCTATAGGTTGCAGTATACTCGTTTCCGTTGTATTCAAATTTTATAACCCAGCTAGAATCCAGCCCTTGTGCTTGTGTGTCGCCGGCATAGTCGTTACTATATCCCCCAGTACCAATGTCGGCTGCATCAATTAACGCCCATGCGTTAATTTCATTGTCGTATCGTAGCGCAAAGTTCTTGTACACTTTAATTAAGTTAACCATTTGGTCAAGCATGCTATCGCTTAATAAATTCTTAAATACAGGAATTAATTCCACTGGAATCGCACCAGTTGGCACATACTCTGAAATAGTTAGTTGATTTGTAGTCTGGTTTATTTGTTGGACTGCGGCATATATGTATGTCTTATCGCCGTCCTTTGTTACTACACCGGTTTTAATCTGTCCGCGTGTATTAAAATAGTTGCCTTCGCCTGCACTAAATTTAATAATAGCTCCAGGCAGTATTTTACCTAGTACACCAGATACGCCCGGACCAATTGCGTCAACACTAACGCCGTCAGACTCATCAATTAAATAACCAATGGTTTTGTTAGTCGACGAGCTTTCAAATCTCCAGCTATTATCTTCAATTGTAAATCTTGCGCCTTTATTATAGTGCAGGTGTTGCACTGGCTTGTCTTTAAGAATTGGATTAATCTGATTATAAATGACTGTAAAAATTTCGTTAGCTGTTTGGTAACTAAAGTTTAAACTCTTAGTATATTCATCTTTGTACAGTACGCCATCGGCACTAAAGATGTTTGTGCTTGAATACTTGCCTGTTACATCCACTACATCAAGGAAACGACTAACGCCGGAACTAGTCCTGTTAGTTGCCTTAACTTTCTGAATTGTGTTATACGCAGTGTAAGGGAAAATGTTATAATCTTCCCCGGTGATCATTCTATTTTGTGTATAGTACTGTTGCGGTGCTTTTTCTCTAATCTCCGCAATTGATTCTCTCGGTGAAGAATTTGCTACAGTGTACTTTAAACTAACACGTAATGATATTACCTGGGTTCTGCCATTGCGGTCAATGTATGTAACCGGAATATTAATATTCTGAATTTCGTCTGGAGTAATCTTGTACTCGTAGCCCGCACTCTGACGGTAGTAGAGTCTGAAGTTACCTTGTGGGATATTAGCAAAAGATCCGTCGCCGAAACTTAATGAAATTTTATCATCATTTCGTGTAACCACTTGGTATAAGTTACGTTCTGACGATTTGTTGTAAGCAATGTTAATACCAGCAATAGCAGGAACTTTAGTCCACTGCGTGTCAACTGTGTTATTAGCTGTTAGCTTATACAACCAAGTGTCGTTATTATTAATGTTATCAAAATCAATGTTAACGATACGGTTTGGTAATGCGCTACCGATGTTAAAATCAACTGAGTTTACTGCACCTTGCTTAAAGTACATAAAGAAGCCAGTGTTGTTACTACTGTTGCCTAGCTTATCATTGCGGTGTAGTATGTTAAATTGTCCAATTGGAGTTGGCTCTTTTTCATACACAAAAGTCTTGCCTACTGTCGATGCACTAACAACTTCAAACGGAAGTGATGTTCCTTCTACATCTGACACAAATCGGTATGCCGGTACACTATTAGGCGAAATGCTAAGTGTGTACTCAGTTGTATTAATTCCATTGACTACTTGCGAGTTACCGCCTTTGCCAACTGTTTGACTATCAACTAATGCCGCATTTATTATTGCATTAAATTGTTCCTGCCAGCTATCGTTGGTAGTATCGTCCCAAGAAATAATTAAGTTCGCAAGGTCTGTTCCGTTACTATCATATACGCTCTCAGTAGTAGAAATACTTTCGACTTTAAGTAATCCCGACGATGCAATGTTGCGCTTTGGGTGGTAGTTAATTAGGCGTGCAAGTTTTAATACGCTATCGCGGCGTTCAGCAGTGTCGATAAAGTTTTCGCGGGCGTTTAAGTCAGCTCTAAAAGCTAAACTTTGTCCAAGGAATGCAATTAAATCAATTAACGCAACGTATTCACTACTTTCAGTGAAGTCGTTAAAGTCTTCTGGGTAGTAAGTACGCAGGTAATCGATCATTGTTTTACGCAACGTTTCAAAATCGTAGCTCTGAAAATCAGCTTCTTTGAACGTTTCGTAAACTTTGGTCCAATTCTGTTGAACCAGTAAACTTGTTTGTCTATTGTTTAATGCCATGTTTTACACACCTAAATAACTTTATTCTATTATTTATCAGTGTAAAAAACGGCTATTATTAAGATTGTTGCGCTAGTCCTGCATCTCGATCAAACATTACTACCAGACTGTCTTGCTTGTTAGCACCAACATATTCTAGCTCAATTTCTATTTGTAGTCCTAGATCGTATTCGTCGACTATAACATTTATTGCATTTGTTCGTGGGTCGTAGTTAACTATACGGGCAACATCGTCGATTATCGTTTGCCTAATTTCCGGAGTAAACGGCTCAAACAAACAATTCCAAATAATAGTCCCGAAGGTTGGATTCATTAGTTTTTCGCCGCGACGAATGTTAAAGTGATTTAGTAGATCCTGTTTAATTAAATCTACGTCAACCGCTCTAAACTTCTTATATCTTCCAATAGTGCTAAAACCTCTGTATCGTGCCATAGTATATTATTTACCGTAAAAAAATTATGCCAGTGCTTCGATAGCACCACGACCTTTGTTGAAGTAGGCGATACCAGTGGTGCCATTTGCATCTGCGCCACCACCACCGTTGCGCCAATTCTTTGCGCCACCGGCACCTAGCAAGTGTGCAGTTTGTAGCATTCCGGCGGCCGTAGCAGGGTCGTCGCCTGGGCGTATGCCGCCTATTCGCGATAGTGTTTTAGCATTAGATGCCAATAGGTTATCCATTACTTGCTCCTGAACTGCACCGTTTTTAAGGAAATCTGCCTGGCTTGTAATTCCCATACTATGTGCTTTTGCTGTCCACGCTTCAGGGTGCTGGGCAGCTCTATTACCGTATTTCTTAACGTACTCCGGTCGGAGTAACCCTTGATCTTGTAACACTGCGCCGCCAACTTGGTATCGACCTAAGTAATTAAACTGGTTAGTTGCACCGTAATCAAATCCGCTCTCACTTTTAGCAATTTGAGTTTTTAGTGCTTGTGCTTGCTCTGCACTCAATGGCGGAATTGCTTTAGTAACTGGAGGAGCATCCGGACGGGATAAGTCACTTTTGCTAATGCCGTTTTTAATAGGTTGACCATTAGCACTGTCAGGCCCAGTGTTATTTCCAGTACTGGTAGTTTGTGTGCTTCCAGTAGCTGGTTTACCGCTTGCGGCACCGCCGCCAATGGGAGTATTAAACCCCGACGCACTACTTGCTGCTGTCGAAGTTTGGTTTACCGCAGTTGTAGGGCCAGGGTAACCACCAGCAATAGTCCCGCCTGTTGAAGCAAACGCAGTTGCTACATTAACAGATCTACTTGCTGCTGTTGCTTCTAAGTTCTGGCCAACCACAAAACTAGTATCAGTAACTGCTTCGCCTGTTTGTCTAGTCCACGGCTCGTGTGCTGGTACAATGCTGTTAATGCTAGTAGTAGCTCTAGGCTTTTCAGTCCATGGTTCTGCCAATGATGGGCGTGTAACGTCTGTATGAAAGAACTTTTTTAAACTACCTGGATTACTAATTTTAGCTCCAGGGGCAGAATTTAAATCTAATCTACTTCCCCATAGATTTAAACTACTAGATGCAGTTACATCAATCTTACTTGCAGCATTCATAACAAGATTGCCGCCGGCTCCAATTTTAACAGTGCCAGCGTATTGTGTAATAGTGCTATTTGCTTTAATAGTTAAATTATTTGCACTGTCGAAATTTATATCGGCTGCGGCATGAACGTTAAACTTCCCACCGGCATTAAAATTAATGTTACTATCAGCATGAAAATTCATTTCCCCTTCGGTCCTAAAATGCATACCGCCATAGCTGTACATCATTAAATGCCCGTCACCTGTCATTTCCATCCAAACACTGCCGTTACCGTTGATAATTTGTATAAACTTATTATCATCGCTCATTAGTATTTGGTGTCCAGCGCTCGACCTTATGCGTACTAGCTGGTCGTTACCATTGATGTCACCATCGTCCATTACAAAACTATGGCCGCCTCTGCGCTGCCTAATAGCATAATCTTCTTCGGTTATGCGACCTTCATTGAGCTTTTGCGTATACTCAGGATCGATTGTTGGATCTGCTGTTGGACGCCCTGGAGTGCTAATTCCGAATACTTGGCTAGGTGTTTCACGTTGGCTACTACTACTAATAGCTCCTCTGGTAGAATCTAAATCCAGACCTTGGTTAATAACTATCTCGGCTTGATATTCATGCACACTACGAGGAACTGTTAAGTAACTATCGCTAACGTTGTCAGTCTTGTTTTCATTAAACTCGCCGCTGGGTAAAATTCCGCCACGATTTAAACTATTCTTAACAAGTGTACTAACAACAGTGTCTTTATTTTGAATACCAAATGCGCCATTGGCTGGTAACTGGTTATGTGACAGGTGTTTATTAACGCATGCAAACCAGTAACCCTTTCCTGGGTCGCCGCTTATAAATGTACAAAGTACTTCGTTGCCAATGTCGGGCGGGATAGCCCACATTCCGTATGTGTGATGAACCTTATCGTGACTTGTTATCTCAGTTGCTTCGGGTTGAAACGTTGACCCGAAGAACGGACTAGCGTAAACAACTGTACGCCAATTTTGTATTTCGTTTTCGTCGCCGCCTAAATTTGGAATGTAAACTTGTAAACGACCACTGCGGGTCGGATCCAAGTTGTTTTTAATCACACCAACGTATGGTCCAGAGTCAAGGACCTGTCCGCCAGTTTTTGTTTGATCGGCCCAATCCGGAATTCGGTTACCGCCAGTTCGTCTGCTAATTGCCATACTGTTAATTACCTTTTTATGTCGGTGTTAATTATGTAAAGTCAGTTGGGATTGGTGGTAATCCTAGTCGTGCTCGCACAATTGGATCATCACCTGTATACGGCGGGGCATTAGGATCGTTTAGCGCCCCATTGACAAAACCTGACATTTTGGAATCCAGTGATGTAGCATTTGCACCAATATCACGTAGGGCTCCTAAATTAACTCCATTGCTAACAGCACCGTCCAAACTTGCTACATCAAATCCTGCGGCATTAATTGCATCATTGAGCACCGTGCTTACATTTTGAATATCTGGCATACTAGGTAGCGTTATGCCAGCTTTATCAGCTAACTGAGACACTGTTTGTTTAGCTTTTGCGGCGGCTGTTAACAAACTACTCGAGACTGGAGCGAAACCCCCGAGTATAACTGGAGGTGCAGCTACTTCTGATATAGGTTCTCTTAATTCAGACTGTAATCCTGCAATGTCAATCTCGTCCCCTAAGGCCGCTATTGCTGTTAAGTCTGGGTTTGCTCCAGTTATACCTGTGCCCATTGCAAATTGCTTTAATGTTGACGCACCCGACTGCACAATATCTCCTGCTCCGCCAAACGCATCGAGACTTGGGAACCCTGCACCAACACCTCCGGTTAATTCGTTAACACTGCCTGGCAATGCATTAGAAACACCAGCTAGGCCATTTGTTAACGAATTTAATCCGCTGCCTAACTGTCCTACTCCATCTACAATTCCAGGCAAACTACCCAATCCGCCGCCGCTTAGTGCCGCTGTAATTTGGTTAACTCCATTCAACGCAGCCATTGCACCGCCCACTCTCGACATTAGGCCATTGGATGCGTTGGCTGCGTTGGTTATTTCCTCAACTCCTTGAGTTACTGCACCTGCTACATCGTTTCCAAATTTATCTAATTGCGGAAGTGTTGCTGATGTAATGTCTGGCTGTTTGCCTAAATTGACACCAGCTTGGCTAGCTGGAATAATCGGAAGGTTACGTTTTATTGACGCTTTAACCTGACGTTCTGTCGGTACTGTATTACCTAGTGCTAAGTTAACATCGTGGTCCAATATTCTAATTAGATCAATATCTTGCTTAAACGTACCTTGTCTAAATGTGTTCTTAACTCCCATGACTCGGTACAGTCCAGTAAACGCTGTGTCTACGTATCTGCCGTCGGTCCTGATTAAGCCTGTCGTTTCATCAATGTCAGTCGGTGATTTAAATCTAACCAAGGCATATACTTCGCCTTTGTCATAAACTAAGCTACCGCCGTTTATTTTGTCGCCGGACGTTTTATCTTCGTAATCTTTCTGCCTTGGGTTGATATACACGTCGTCTTGTTTAATATAATCAGGATCACCAATGATTTGCATAGTTAAACTCAGCATATCTGCTTTGCTATTTTGATATAAATTGTGCTGGATGTCGTTAACAGTCTTAGTAGTACTGCTAGAATCCATATCTAACCCTTGCCCTGATTGGTCACCAGCTGTGAACTCGTAATGTTGTCCGAATACTGCATTCTTGCCGCCACTGGGATTTACAATTTTGCTATTTCGTTGTTCAGTTTTACCAGGCGAAACCGTTGATGTTTGCGAGTTTGCACGATTTATACTGACAACATTATAATACAATGCGTTGAATTCAATCTTGAAATCTATGATGTCGTGGTTGGCGCCAGTATAAAAGTAACTGTATGCTTTGTGGAACCGAGTCGGTTTTTTCCTAGGACCATACGGATGCTTAGTATCTGCTACTTCGTGCGGCAGAACATGATACGTTATTATCTTAGAGTATCGATTTGCTTTTTCGTCGAACTCACCTAGCTCCACACTAGGTATTACCTTGTACCATTTAAATGGTTTGTTTAATGCCTTAGCGAATTCCTCCGGTGACATTTTTTGTGCATCAACACTAGTTGCCGGATCTTTAATTTGATTACTAATATACTCGCTATTACGAATAACCATGTCAATTACTTTAAGGATACTAGTTCCGGCGTTAATTATAAAGCCTTTTTCATTGAAGTCTGGACCAGCACCGTTATTGCGTGACAATGCCGCACCTTCTTTTGTACCAGCTTGCGCCATCTTAGTTGTAGTATGTGCATTTTTTGATGGCCGTACTATTTTTGATATAGCAATGTCTGGATGTATGTTAAACAGTATCTTATCAGCATGCACCCTTGCATTTTCAGTTACCATGTAATTAAACCAGGAATTTAATCCTGCTGGATATGTTTCGATTCTAATAGGTGCCTTTAGTTGTTTAGCATACTTTTCTTTTGCTTCTCTTGCTTCTTCTGGGTTTATCTTAGCTAATGCTTTAAGTGCGTTAGTTGCGCGAGCACGATTTGCTAGCGTTTTATCCATTTCGGAACTGTCTTTACTTCTAAAAAATCCGCCAACGTCTCCAGCAGTCACTTGCAAGTTAACACTAGTAACTGCTATCTTTTCGTCAAACGCGGTATGGTTGTAAGGACTTGCTGATATTTTATATGTTGCACCTTGACTAGTAACATCAATATCCATCCCAAGTAAGCGAATAGGAATTCTCTTTGTAGTATTTGGTATTGGTTGAAAGTCTGCTACACCCGAGTCGGTTTGGCCGTAAAACTCGATCTGTAACAGGTACGGCATATCTAGATAATTCTTACTGCCAAAATATCTGCTGGCAGCAACTAATCTGTCCAAGAATGTAATACCGTAGGGCTCTATTAGGGAAAAGTTTAAATCAAGTGCATTACTTGCTTTGCTCTTGGCATTTAATCCAACCATAGTCTGGATAGATAGTTCCTGAAAATAAAAATCATCTTTAAATTCTGGGTGCCTGTGCGCACTAACTAAGTCGTGCTTACCAGCACCACTTACAATTGCGTTGCTTGGCTTCCATAAATGCGGTGTGTCGGATATAACTTTATAATCGTGAACACTAAGCATATACAATGTTATACGGTAGGTATACGATGCATAATTGTGCAATATATTTGCACTACTAGTAAACTCAGTTACTTCATTTGGTAACGTTACTTGAGGACTTGACGTTGCCTTAGGGAATTGATAAACTACTTTAGTATCTATTACTGGTACCGGAACTTCGTCAGCTGCAATAGCTTTGTCGGCTTCGGTAATCTCATCCCCGGCTTGATCGCCTTTGCCCTCAGTGTCGGATTCAGTCGCAACTACTACTCCTGCCTTGTCCGTTTCAACTACCGGATCGCCGGTATTACCACTATTAGAATTTTCGTTACGGTCTATGCCTTCCTCTAGTTCAGCAAGTTCTTCATCGTCGAGTTCTTCGCCTGGGTTGTCATCTTCATCTTCATCTGTTTTTATAGCAGTACCAGACTCTGAGTTAGTTGGCTGCAACGACCCAGCAGCAGTGTTGCTATTAGCAGTCTCGTTGTTTGTAACTTTTTCCTGAGCAACTGCTTCTCCCTCTTCGCGAGTAGTTACAGCAACTGGCTTAGAGTTGTTTGCTTCAAACTCGTCTGTGGCAGTTGATACTTCTGGAATCGCACCGTCTCGTTTTGCCTTAGATATTGCTCGTAATCTTTCGCCTGCTGGTGCGTCAGCTAAACCTTGAGATTGTAAATATGCGTCGTTAACACGCTTTTGTTCAGCTCTGTCTGCCTGTTGCGCCGCCGATCTTTTATCGATATACGCATCTAGTTCGGCTTCGTTGTAACCGACAGTAGTTACGCCGCCGCCGGTCGTTGTTGTCGTTGAAGTTTCTTGTGTGCTTATCTTTTTATTAGTTAATGCCTGGACTTTTGCGTTGTTATTTGCAGAAGATGCATTATCTCGGTTGCCGTAGAAATCAGCATCGTCATCGTCATCATCGTCATCATCGTCATTGGCGTTGGACCAGGCTGAGTTAGGTTTAACTGCTGGATAAGCAGCATCTAGTTTTTGCTCTACTTCAGTTCTTTCTGCAACAACACTTTTTATCTGGTTGTTAATTTTACTCCGCTCGAGCTCTAACTGCTCGGCTTGTGCATCAGTGATTGTGCCGCGCCCGCTTAGTAATGCTTGCTCGCGTTTATCTAATGCCGCACGTTGAGCAAGCAAGTCTGCTTCTGCATTTAATAGATTATATTCCTGGTCCGAGAGGTCGCGGTCATTATCAGCCATGTATTATAGTCCTAAATCGTCGATTAATGTTTGCTTATACGGGATCTTAATAGTTAACCCTGACACAAAATCAAATAATGGATCTTTGAGTTTATTTGGGTTCCTGGCTGCAAACACCCACCAGAGCCTAGTGTCGCCATACAAATCAAACGCTAGAGCCTGCGGTCTATAAGCATAGGCTTTTTCAATTACATAGTCAATATCGTCGGGTCGTTTAGTAATTGGTCTAAAATTTAGTAAGTCTAAGAAGTCACCAAACGTTTCCGTAGTGTAGTATGGACTAGTTGGATGATACTCGTGTTTAGTAGCCATTAAATGAATCCTTTCGTTATCAATCGCCCGGCTGCAAAATCGTCAAGATTAAAATCGTTATAAATTTTACGGCGACTATATATCGGTTGTAGCGACAGTTGAATAGTGCTTAACGTTGGTATTCTAGTACTAACTGAGTCAGCGGTTGTTGCAATATAGTCAACATCGTTAGGCATAGCATGCTGGAACGATGTAATTACACATGGAACATGCGGGAAGTAATGATCGCCGTATCCGTCTAAAAATACAATCGGTGGCGGCATGCCTGCTCTTGCACTCTTGCCGAACCACATTTTAGTAGCAGAGCGGAAAAAGTACACAGCCGCAAGTAAGTACTTCGCTTCATTCTGTGTCTGCACAGTGAACTCGCCGTCGATTGAGATCGAACTAACTTCTGATCCTTCATAAAACACTGCGTCATAATTACTATGTGTTAGCTTAGTATTATTGTATCTTGCAGTATGCGTAAGACTAATTGCCGGGTTGTTTGGGAAAATAACCCCGCGGTGTCCTTCGGGATTGTTAAACAACGGTGCCATAATACCAGCATTGGCAGGATCGTTGTACAAATATGTTGCCTGAGGAGATAACGAAATTCGGACACGCCAATCATTCGCAGCTGGGTCTGACCCAGCATTAAACCCTAGCGTTTGGGTTGCAGGTGGTTCAGCATTTGCTCCACCGGAGGCACCAGCTACGCCAGACTGCGCTCTCATTAGTTTTGCTAGCCCAGGTGCAAACGGTTGCATAATATTAGCAATTTGATCCATGTTTGGCGGTGGGCCTTGATTTACCTTAGGGGCAGTCATAGCCGCATATTCCTCATCGGATACCCATTGTCCGGCATTCGATCCGTCTGCGTTTTTAATGATACCATTTTTAAAAATTGTAGGCATTTTGGTTATCTTCCTTCTTGCAATTGTAGTATTTATCGTGTAAAATAACTGGTATTATAATCTAAAAGGATACTTCTAATATGCGTCATAACTATCTAAATAACAAGGATATCCTAAAGGAAATCCATAAAAGTAAAAATACGTACTGCAAGTACACCGACCAAAAGTACAAAGATTACGACATTATCTTAGCATCGCTTGATGATGTCAACGAAACTACTATACTTGAAGCACGACAGAATCGTGCTGATCGCCTTGCAAAATTAGCACATGAGGAAGCAACTAAAGATGGTGAAAAACGCAAACTTAGCGAGTTCGACATTCCATTGGAAGATATTGACGCTAAAGATGTAGTATTCCGAATCACAGAGCGGGAACATATCCCACAAGAGACAGTTAAAAAGAAACCAAAGTCTAACAAAGAAGTAGGTGTTCAGTTTACTATCGACGATGAAGATTCATTGACCGTCGAAGACGAGGTTGATCCTGACGCAAAAACAAAGTATGTGCGGTTGAAATTTCCACCGTTTTACCACTATGTGTTTAACGAAAACTCCGAACTAGTTATTGTTGGCAAAAGCCATTGGAAAGGCGAGCTTGATACCGGAGAGTTTTGCCAAGAGCACGGACAGGTCACAAACACCCTTGCACGAATGTATATGAAGCTAGTTGAGCGATATGCAAC